CGTTGATCGATGGCAACAAGTCGGCGCAACCGTTCGAGGAATCCCGCGCTCGGAAGATGGCAGCGGATGCCGACCTCGCCGAGATCAAAGCGGCGATGTTGTCGCGCTCATCGATTGAGGTCGCGACCGTCTTGAGAGTGTGGGAGCAAGTCATCGTTGCACTCCGTCAGAAAGTCATGCACGCCGAGTCGCTTGATGAGACCGAGCGTCGCGAGATGTTGGAAGATTTACAGCAAGTCGAGATTGATGAATATTTTGAGACCGGAAAACAAAGCGTCGACGATGGTCAAATCGACGCTGAATCTGCTTGATCCTCCGCCCGACTTGAATGTCTGGCAATGGGCGGAGGCTTATCGTCGACTCGGCAAAGACGTCACCGCAAAGCCGGGTCGATACAAGACCTCGACCGCTCCGTATCAAGTCGAGCCACAAGAGTCGTTCACCGATCCGACGGTTCAGACAACCGTCTTGTGTTGGGCGAGTCGCTTGGGCAAGACGGAGTTGATCAACAACTTGCAAGGCTACATCATCGACGTCGACCCGTCCGGCATCTTGGTTGTGTATCCGACACTCGACTCGGCGAAGAAGTGGAGCAAAGAGTTCTTTACGCCGATGATCAAAGCGACTCCCAAGTTGCACGGTAAGATCGCCGAGCCACGATCGAGAGACGCGAACAACACGATCTTGGCCAAGCAATTCCCCGGCGGAAAGATTAGCGGCATCGGCTCGAACTCCCCGACCGGGTTTCGTCAAATTCAAGCGCGCGTTGTCTTGTGTGATGAGATCGATGCGTATGAAGCGGGCAGCGAGGGCGACCCGATCTCGTTGGCGTTTCGTCGGTCGGACAACTACAAGAACTCGATCCAAGTCTTGTCATCGACGCCAACACTCCGAGGCGTGAGTCGGATCGAGGCTTGGCTCGAGAGGTCAGACAAACAGCATTGGTTTTGCCCGTGTCCGAGTTGCGGTCACTTCCAAGTTTTGACGTGGGGACAAGTCAAGTGGGAGAAAGATCAACCCGAGTCGGCTTGGTACGAGTGCGAACAATGCTCCGAGTCAGTTGATGACGCCGGGCGGATCGCGATGGTGCGAGCGGGCGAGTGGAGAGCGACCGCACCGTTCACCGGGGTTCGCGGTTATTGGTTGAGCGGGTTGAATACGATGTTCCCGGCCAAGCGCGGATTCGGCGGGCGACTGCACCAATTCGCCTCGGAGTTTCTCGACGCCAAGCGCGGGGGCATCGAGACGCTCAAGTCGTGGACGAATACGTTCTTGTCCGAGACTTGGGAAGAAGAGACCGAGCGGATCGAGATCGCGCCGTTGATGAGCCGCCTCGAGCCTTACCCGGCAGAGTGTCCCGACGGAGTGATTGCATTGACTGCCGCGGTCGATGTCCAAGGCGACCGGCTCGAGTGTCAGGTCGTGGGATGGGGAGAGAGTGACGAGGCGTGGGCGATCGATCTGTTCAAGATATTTGGCTCGCCGGAATCGCCCGACACTTGGAACGCACTCGACGAGGTGTTACTGAAATCGTTTGATCACGAGAGCGGCGCGATTCTCAAGATCAAGCGAGCGTTTATCGATTCCGGTTTTCTCGAGCAAGCGGTTTATCGGTTCGTCCGAGATCGCCAAGCTCGGGGAGTGTTGGCAATCAAAGGCTCGAGCGATCAGAGCGCGCCACTCTGGAAACCTCCGCGGCGGGTCAAAGGTCACGGCGTCGGCATCATCGGCATCGGCGGCAACGTGGCGAAAGACATTCTATTCGGACGACTCAAACAGACCGACGTCGGGCCGCGTTACGTTCACTTCCCCGAGGGGCGCGGATTCGACGAGGCTTATTTCGCGCAGTTCCGAGCGGAAGAAAAACGCACCAAGTACGTCCGAGGCTTCCCCGTCTTCGAGTGGAAGAAGGTCGCCGAGCGCAACGAGGCAATCGATCTTTGGGCATACAACATCGCCGCAATTGAGTCGATGAGGCTCAACCTCAATCGCGAGCGTGGCAGCGTTGACAAGCAGACCGCAACGGAACCAACACCGGACTCGCGCGACTATCTTCTCAAGCCAGCGAAGGCCAAGAGGCAACCCGTTAAGAATCGCCCGAGACGCCAAGGCGGCGGATTCGCTCAATCTTGGCGATAATTGGATTGCACCCATTCGCAAACGTAGGCACAAAAAGCGAACGCAAAAACTGAAAACATGAGCAACAACAAACCAAAACAAACACCGCACGAGATAACGCCAATCCACGCCGGGACGCTAATTAGTGGCATTCCGCAACTACTCGAGGAGCATTTGGGGAGTGGCAGCATCACGAGCAATTCTCCCGACGAATGCACGATCGTCTTATTGAACCACGACCAGACCAAGCAGATCAGTCTTGAGTTTAGCGTCAAACCGTCTACTCGGCACGAAAGCGGCCCGGTAGTTTTTGGGGTCACGAACTAACTAAAACACAAAGAGCAGCAAGCCGCCGATTAAACCCGGCGGCTTTTTTGTCGCTACCATTGCGCCAAAGTTAAATGGCGGCAGCTATACCGACGAGCGAACCGGAGACACTCACAGCGGGAGTGACGTGGACTTGGAAAAAGTCACTTGCAGACTACAAGGCAAGTGACTCTTGGGTTCTCACCTATTACCCGCGAAAAAACGGAACCTATCTTTCAACTATTCCTACGTCAGCAGTCGGTGACGATCATTTAGTTGATATCAGTTACGCACTTACTGCATTCTATATTGTAGGAACTTACAACCTTACCGGCATAGTTTCAAAAGGCTTGGAAAAGTTTCAAGTCTTTGAGGGATTTCTCGAAGTTCTCCCCAATCCAAGGCAGTCCGGCACATTCGATCCGCGAACGCACGCTCAAACTGTTCTCGATTCGATCGAGGCTGTTCTCGAATCCCGCGCGACTAAAGAGGTCTTGTCGTTCTCGGTCGAAGGCAACTCTCTTTCGAGCTACCCGCACGAGCAACTTTTGACCATGCGCTCACGTTACCGGGTTGAGGTCGAGCGCGAGAAAGCGGTCGAGCGACTTAAAGCGGGGCGCGGATCGGGTCGTCTAATTCTCACGAGATTTCAATGAACAAATTTATCTCTAGGCTTGCCGACCGTTTCGGATTTCAGCCAAAAGTTTTAAAGCGGAGTTTTGCCGCGGCGAAAATCAACCGTCTAACGAACGATTGGGCGACAGGCATCTCAAGCGGCGACGCCGAGATTAAAGGCGATTTAAAGACACTCCGAGCGCGCGCACGGGAGCTTGAGCGCAACAACGACTACGCTCGCCGCTATTTCAAGGCGCTCGAGAACAACGTGCTTGGCTCGACCGGGATCGGGTTGCAAATGAAGTCCCGCGACTTCTCGGGCAACCTCGACCAGCAAGCCAACAAAAAGATCGAGGCAGCGTTCATCGATTGGGGAACAAAAGACAATTGCTGCGTCGACGGATGCACGACATGGATTGACGTCCAACGGCTCGCACTCCGATCGATGGCTCGCGACGGATCGGTCTTGATTCGCTTCGTTCGCGGTTACTCCAACCCGTACTCGCTCGCATTGCAGATCATCGAGGCGGATCATTTAGACCACGACTACAACGACAAGACCGCCGACGGACAAGTTCGGTTTGGCGTCGAGACAGACAAGTTCGGCAAGCCGGTTGCATATCACTTGTTGCAGCGTCATCCCGGCGACGTTCACGTCTTGGGCTACTCGGCGAATAAGCGCGAGCGCATCCCGGCGAATGAGGTGTTGCACTTGTTCGTTAAAGACCGGCCCGGTCAGACGCAAGGCGTGCCGTGGCTCGTCTCTGCAATCTCGGGCTTGCGAATGCTCGAAGGCTACCGGGAAGCCGAGCTAGTTGCGGCGAGAGTCAGCGCGAGCAAGATGGGCTTTTACACCGAGACAAGTCCCGACGGTTACGTCTCGAGCGATGACGGTGATGGCAATCTGGTTTACGAAGCCGAGCCGGGATCGTTCGAGCGTCTTCCGATGGGGATGGACTTCAAGGCGGTCGACTTCCAGCATCCAAACAGTGCATTCGGCGACTTCAACAAGGCGGTCTTGCGCGGCGTCGCTTCCGGTCTTGGCGTCTCTTACAACACGCTTGCCAACGATCTCGAGGGGGTCAACTACTCGTCGATCCGCGCCGGTCTGTTGGACGAGCGCGAAGAGTACAAGACGCACCAAAGTTTTATCATCGACCATCTCTGCCGCCCGGTCTTCTTTGCGTGGCTCGAGCAAGCACTCTTGACCGACACGCTCAATCTGCCCGCCGAGAAGATGGACAAATTCAACGCGGCAGAGTTCCGCGGACGACGCTGGCAATGGGTTGACCCGCTAAAAGACGTTCAGGCCAACATCACCAGCATCGAGGCAGGTTTGAAGTCCCGGCGGCAAGTGGTCTCCGAGATGGGCGGAGACTTTGAGGACGTCATCGATGAACTCGCCGAGGATCAAGCATTGATCGCCGCCGCGGGGATTGCCTTGGGCGACGCGCCGATCGGAGAGGTAACCGACGACGATGACGACGAACAACCAATCGGCAAGCCGGGTAAGCCATCGAAAGCGGGCAAGCCAGCACCCGACGAAGCACCGGGCAACTTGGCAGTCGCCGCCGATGCCGGATTGAATGGGGCGCAAATCCAAGCCGCCTTGTCGGTCATTGAGCAGATCGTGACCGGGTTGATGCCCGCCGCCGCGGGGGTTGAGTTGTTGATCTCACTCGGACTAGATGCCGCGACCGTCGCCAAGATGATGTCAGCGATAAAGACTTTCAAACCAAAGGCAACCGCTACCAATGAGCAAAAGTAAAATGGCGAAAAATCTGCCAACCAGCAAAACACAGCAACGATCGGTCGAACTCGATCGCTCTGCGATCAACGAAGACGAGCGAACCGTCGAGCTTGCTTTCTCATCCGAGGAACCCGTCGAGCGTTCATTCGGGCGAGAGGTTCTCGATCACGATCCCAAGAGTGTCAATCTCTCCCGGTTGAACGGTGGCGCGCCTCTCTTGCTTGAGCATGACCGAGGTGAGCAGATCGGCGTCGTGGAAGATGCCCGCGTCGATCCCGACAAAGTGGGACGGGCGACGGTGAGGTTCAGCAAAGCCGCACGCGCTCAAGAAATTTTTCAAGATGTTTTAGACGGTATTCGACGGATGGTATCTGTCGGGTATCGCGTTGACGAGTTTGTCCAAGACTCCG